TGTACATATTTACAAAGGGCGGCTCATCAGCAATGGTAGCCGCTTTTTTTACGGCCGAAATCGGGCTCGAATTATCGGACACTGGCTCTGATTCCAATTGTTTGCCGATAATGGTCTTTGCGTAGCGCATGTTCTGCGCCTGGAATGGGTTTAATTTGGCCTTAGAGCCCTCTTCGCTGTCACACCAAGCGTTATACTTGTCCCAAGTCTCCTGAGGCGCCTCCGTTGATTCTCGTTGGTCTGGTTGCCAGGCGACCGTTTTCTTCTGTGCGATAGAGGCTTGTGTCTTCCCCTGTTGTCTTTCTCGTTGTGGGGTTTTGTTTGAATAGGTGATACAAATACTCTTAAAGTAGCTGAACAGGTTGTTTATGGGCCGGCCATCCGCCAATACTTTGGCAACCACCTTCTGAGCGTAACGTACCGCCTCTGGTGAAAAAACCGATAACTGCAACAACTGTTCCTCAGTAAAATCAACCACCTCTCTCCTTTTTTGCTTCATCGGCGCTTCGTATGTCCACGGGCCATCACCTACCCCCCAATACAACAACTCTTTTTGTACTCGTTTTGTTCCCTTTTCAGTCACAACGCTTGCACAATTATTTAAATAATACTCCTTTAATATTAATACGTGGTCAACCTTCGGGACACGTGGTTGGTACGGCACAAAAAGAAAGGTGAAAGCAAAGATCATCTTATAATAGAGCTTCAGTTCATGCATAACCTTTGGGTCACGAACTGACTCCGGTAGGTGGTAGAGATTGGAATTGTATGGACGCCATGTCTTTATAAGAATACCAAAACGGATGACACGAAGGACATTATGAATCATAATACATCCCCACACACCTGTCATTGAAACGATCTGCTCCAAGGAGTATCCTGCGTATGTATATCTGCTTATCTGGTTGAGTAGTGTTTTGTAAACTATAGTGGAAGACCGATTGAGTTTATCGTCGAAAAAAGCCCTTATATCAGGGATTTTTTGTTGTTTTGGTTCTTGACTTGTGTGTGGGGATGTATTATGATTCATAATGTCCTTCGTGAGAGAAGACGTATGAATAAGTAAAGCTTAGAAGTTTCTTATTCAAAAAAATATGAAGGGGTTTGGCCCAATGCCGAGCCCCTTTTTATTTCAATTTATTATCGGGTTTAATATGCACCATATAAGACTTTTAAGCAAGCTACATGTCTAACTTAATGGTTGTCTTTTACAAAATCATCATCCTTAAACATATCTTGTTTCTTAGACTCTGCGATAACCAGCTTGAGATGTATATTATCCCGGAGTTTATTGGAAACCCTATAAAAGTTTCTGTAAAGATTAAAAAGAACATTGGTCGTAATGATGTGGCGTTTGAGGCCATCCTTTACGGTATTTATGTCTTTTTTGCTTTTTCTAACACTCATCGCAATCAAATGCATATCTAACTGAGCATTCAAATCGTTCATGAAATGAACCAAGTCATCAAATAGCTTATCAGATTTGATCGATTCAGGGTCAATATTAGTCTCTCGCATGGCTAGTTCTAGTATCTCATCTAACTCTTCTTCGCTCATGAATTTACTATTTCTCACGATCATCCTTAAAATGTTATTCTGGCTTTTTAGGCAAATGCTGCCAGTACGTCGGGCTAGATGGTGTAGTAATAGCAATATACGTCAAACTCCAGAATCGTCGCCCGTCTTCTTTTCTCTGTACAAAGCGAGCAACCACTGAGTCATTACTGCCCTCACAGTAGCACA